TTAATATCTTTACTCTCTAGCAAAGTATATGTAAAATGATTGCCATAAAAATCTTTAGCTTTATTTATTATTTTCATGAACTCATCAAAATCTTTTGATCTTTTAAATACCTGACATCCTTCTGACCAATTCTCTACAAATGTAGACACTGAACCTGCTTTGTGTATATTTATACCAAACATACCAGTATCTTTTTCAACCTCATCAAATGTCATATTTTTATTTTTATCTCTCCATACAGTTACATTACCTAGTCTTTGACATAGTGCATCATATTTTCCTTGATGTTTAGCTATAGCATATACTCCTCTATACTGTCCTGGAACTAATCTAGCTACTCCATTTGCATTGTGATATTGTGTAACTCCTTTTTTACCTGGTTCAGTTGTATTGTCCCACTCATGATATTTCCATACTCCATCTAACTTATAAGATAAAGTCATCTTATCATCAAATAAATTAGTTACTGTTTGACCGGTATCAGAGTTTCTTACTCCTACTATATTAACATCATAGTTTCCAGGACCTGTAAAATAAGTGTATCCTTTAGCTTTTACTGCTTTTTCTATTTGTTCTCTATTATATGTCATTTAATTTTATTTATATCATCTTTGATATCTTTAGCTCTAGCAAATAATAGCTTCATTGATTGCCATAAGTCTATGCCTTTTACTACTTTATAATTCTCATTGATAGACATCACCTCTATACTAGCTAGGACCAATGCCACTACTTTAGTAAGCATGAATGGTACACTAAAAAATGTTAGTATAATATCATTAAGAATAAATTTGTCAATAAGAAAAAACATTATAACAGTTATTTCATAAAGTGCTAACTTACTTATTATAGCAGATAACTTTCTACTACTTATTTTTTCTTTTAACCTATTAGCTTTCCATATTCCTGTAAAAGTATCAATAGCTATTAATACTCCTATCATTAAAAGTATTCCTGATATTGGTAAAAAGAATGCAAGGCAAATAGATATAAGTGTCAAAAGTTCTTGTTGTATTGATATTAGTAATAATGTTAACTGTGTTTTCATAATAAATAAAGTTTAATCAGCTTATATCCAAAGTATACAAGAAGTATTATAAATAATATTACTCCTAGTACAGCAAAGAAATTTACCCACCATGGAATGTATTTAATCTTCTCTGGTTTTAATGTTTTAGTTACAACTTTAGTATGGTATACATCATTGCCTTTAATAGTTCTATATATTGTTTGAACTCTAGCTTTAGATGTATATATGTTGTTTTGTAGTTTTGTTTGTAGACTTATTAATGTACCATCCTTATCTCTAAGGTCTCCATTTAGTTTAGATATAACATTACCTAATGAGTCACAATAAAGTGTGTCCATTAGCGTTATTGTTTCACCTGGGATTGTTATTGTGGTGTCCTTAAGCTGTATTACAGTTACTGTACTGTCTTTTTGTACACACAACGGACAATACTTAGCAAGTTTTTTTTCAAGAGAACAAGATGATAATAAAAGAAATAATATAATTAAGTATTTCATATTGTTTATTTTATTGATTTAAACAATTATTACAAGTTCTAAAACAATCTTCAACAGCATCAATTATTGCTGTTGGTAAAGATGTATTATCCCAACTAATAATTTTATAACATCTTGGAGTAAAATCTGTAGTAAAACTTATAAGAAAAGAATAATCAACTGGTAAACCAAAAAGATATTGAACTACTTCAGTTTCTAATGTTAAACAATTTTGTATTGTATAAAATACATTAGTGGTACAAGCATTATTATCATTAACACAATCTAAACAATCAGTATTAGATAAAAATGCATATTGTATAAATGAACCTGTTAACAATGTAAAGTTTACTTCTGGTAAAGGACTAATTGTCCAACAAAACCCAAATTGATCTACAAATGTTTCTCCAGGATTACCTCTTCCTAATTGTTCTAAAGTTGTATAAAGTGAAAAATTTAAACTAATACATAAATCTTTACAACAAGAAGTTATAGCATAAATATCAGGGCATATATTATCTCCTAAACATGTTGTACAATCTTCTGCTGGATAACTTGAAGCAACTGAAACTACACCATTTATAGGTGCTGGAGTTGTACCTGATATATTCCAACAAAATCCAAAAGTATCTGAAAAAGTATCTCCTACTCCTACACCAGGTAAAGAACCACTGAATATTGTATCAAATATTGCACAACATGAATCTACTACTAAATTAGTAGGACATGGATTGTTAGCTAAACATGTTACACAATTTCCATATGGATCACTAACAATTCTTATTGAATTAACAGGATCTGTTATTGTACCTAATAATGACCAACAATTTCCTTCATTATCTACAAATGATCCAATAGGAGGTAATCCAGGAGTAGCAAAAGAAATAATTTCTTGTATTAATGGATCACAACAATTTTGTATTAATAAATTAATTGATGGAGCACACTCTTCTTTTATTTCTATTCGTGTAGACATTGTAAGTTATATAATATATGTAATTAATGCTTCACCTCCAGCAGTAGTATCAATTTGAAATAAAAAAGCATCAAAATAATTATTTAATGTTCCTGCATCATAATAAACAGTTTCTCCAGGACGTATAATTACAGAACTAAAACCATTATCAGTACTAACATCTATAACAGTACTACTAGTAACAGGACATGCTATAGATATAGATTGTATTGCAACATTGATTGAAAGTGTTGTTCCATTTATTCTTTCTATTATAGGAACTTTAGATAATGCTGGAGTTGGTACAGGTGCGGGAATTGCAATTATAGCATTAATGATACCTTGTAAACCTTTTAGCATTTTTAATTGCCAAGGAAAGTTATTTCCTTTTAAACCATCTGTTTTTAAATCTCCTACTGACATGTTTTCTTGTTTTTTATTTTATATTATTTGGTATACACCTGATATATCAAAGTGGCTAGTTACTGTTGTTCCTCCTACGGGTGTGGTATTTTTCCAAGCCAAATCTGTTGTGCTTCCTGAATAATATAATTTATGAATAGTAGTACTATTAACTATATCAGTAATACCTGCAATATGATATAAAGCCCCACCTGTTGTTTGATGTAATGTACCACCCGCTTGTCTCATTGTTTCTACAGAAGGAAAAGGCAATGTTATTTGATACTGAGTTGTACCAAAATTTGTACATCCAGCAAAGTCTACATAAACTCTAAAATAACAAAGTTTACCTATAAGTATATAAGATCCCGTTGCTACTGTACCACTTAATAAGTTACCAGCATCTATAAATAAAGGATCAAATTCTACAGGAAGCTGTACAATACTGTTAGTAAAGTCTTCTACGGATATTGCACCAGCAAGATATTCATCATCTCTTCTTCCATCTTTTACACCAACAGGAAGTAAGGTTCTATTAGGATCAACAGTAGTAACTACTCTTTTACCTTTTATCCAAGAAATGAAATTTAAAATATCCATGATATATTATTTTTTAATCAAGTATAAGATAAGAAATCTTTAATGAATTATTAAATGCTGTTGCTGCTGAAACATTATAAATACGAATAGCAAAACTTCCATTTGCAAGAGCTTCTGTAATTAATAAAGGAATTCCAGCTCCTGGATGATTTACTGTAAGTAAAATTTTAGATGCTGTAGTTACTTTAGAATTATTTACTGTAAATGCTGCATTAGAACCTCCTGCTAAAGTACTTGATACTGTAGTAATAATTCCATTATGTGCATTAACTGTAACAGCAGTACTTATTGCTGTTGTTTGAGTTACATTAGCTGTATCATATAATGATTGTAAAGGTGCTGCATTAACAGCTAATGATATATAATTATCATCTCTACTTGGATCTTTAGCTCCAACAGCTAAAAGATTTGTTACATCTGTTGGTAGTGTTGCTCTGTAATTACCAGCTTTAATCCAGCTAATAAAATTTAAAATGTCCATTTTGTTTGTTTTTATAAGAATTAATAATATATATATAATATACAAAAAATATTTTATATTACAAACTATTTGGTTCTTCTTTATTTATTAATATAATCCTGCCCAATACATTGTTTGTCCACTTCCTCCTATAGTTGATATTCCAGATATAAGTTGAGTTGCAGGTATATCTGTTTGTCCAGATCTTGTACCAGCTCTAAAATTACTTCCAATAATACCAGCATTAACAAATGCTGAATTAAGACTTAGTCTATTAACTGAAGGCGTAGTAGTAGTTGAAGATGCATTCCATAAATAAGCAACATAATATAGTCCTGGTGCTGCTAAATAAGTAGAAGTAAATGGTTGAGTAAGCATAGCACCACTTCCTGTAGAACTCCACATTGTTGGTGTGTTTACATTAGATGCTACTAATGTTAAAGTTGTGCCATTTGTTGAGTATAAACCAACTCTATTATTATTTGATGGTGTATACACACCAGCAGTAACAAAAGGAATATACACTCCTGTAATTGTTTGTTGTTTTGTTAAATATAAAGCTATAAATTGAATTTGACTAGAAGTTAAATTTAAACCACTAGAATTATTATTAGTTTGAAAATTCCATGTTTGTGCTTTAATATTACTAGTAGCTGATAAAAGTAAATCAAATTGACTTTCTTCAATAGGTATATTTAATACATTACTTGTTAAAGTGGCAGCACCTGATCCTGTAGTTGTTAAACTTGTTATTCTGTTTGTATAAGCTGTATTCCAGTTAGTACTATCATCTGTAAGATATGATATTGTACCAGCTGTACTTTTAACAATACCTGAACCACTTAATGCTGCTTGTTTAGCATTCCATGTAGCAGCAGATGTAATTCTTGAATCATCTAAAGTTCCTGTCCAACCAAGTGTTAAACTAGTTGATTGTAATAAAGCTGTAGCAGGTGTGCCTCCTAATGTAAGAGTAACATTAGTGTCATCAATCTTAGTTAATGCAGATGGTGTAAAACTTGGTATAGTTGGAAATGTAGCTAATGTACCATCACCTCTTATATATTGTGATACTGTACCAGTTGGTATTGGATAATAAGTTGATGCTGCTAATGTTATAGTTAAATAAGGAGTTAATGCAGATGCCGTTATAAATCCTGATGGATTTGTAGATAAAGGATAATATAATAAATTATATGTTGATGTTCCATTATTCCATACTACAGAAGGGTTAGGATATGTACCAGATAAATCACCACCAGCGGGACCTGTAGGTCCACCTCCACCACTTATTGTTTTAGGTTTACCATCTGGGCCTGTTACTGCAAGTCCTGTACCAAATATATTTCCATTTGTATCTACTACTTGCATCAGTATATTTGTCCATATGTATAATAAGTAGTTCCTGGTATATCAGAATACCCAATTATTTGATCACCAGCATTTAATGAATATGCTAAATTATCTGTTAATGTATCACCAGCTGATAAACTTAAATTATATAATAAAACTGTTGAATTAGTAAGAGATTCATATTTATATAAACTGACTACATATGCTAATGGATTATGCAATCTAATAATTAACAACTTATCTAAAAGTGATGTAGATAAAGTGCCTGTTGCTAGTAATGTACCTGAACTTGTACTAGATAATTCTCCTTGATTACTAAATTCTGTCATACTATAATATACAAAAATTTAATGACAAAAAAAATTATAGAAAAGATCCAGCCAAGAAAATTAAGAGAAGTGATGCAACTATAAAATATGAACCAATAATTTCACCTTGATGATCTAGTTCATATGAGTCTTTAACTCTATTGTATATAGGTCCTTTAAAAGAACTTCCTATAATCCATAACAAACATGCTATGCTTAATATAAATAACATTATTAAATGATTCATAGTGTATCAATTCTACGTTGTAAATATACTAATGCTTTTTGTAAGTCTTCTTTATTGTTAAAAGTTTTTTTACCAGCTCTAGCTAAGTATTTTACTACGTTGCCTAAGTAAAAATCTTTATCTAACTTCCATGCTTCTAACACATTAAAAACTTCATATGTTGAATCTTTTCCACCATAGTATTTAGGACGTGTTTCAAATGGTGGAATATCTTTTCTAAAATCATGAACATAATTTTTATTATATTCTGAATCTAAACTATTTGTAGTTCTGTTATCTATATCTTCTTTAGATACTTCTTTAGAATTAATTTTATCAGTACTTGTTCTTCCAGAAAAATACGGATTATCATCTGTTATATTTACCATATTATTGCTATATCCATTTCATTAAACATTAGTTTTACACTACCATCAATGTCAACTTTTTCTGCTTGTTCTAATTGTGGGACAGGAATATATACTAAATCTCCAACAGCAATTTCTTCTACTTTATCACCTATGGCATATACAGTAAGTTTGTTCCATTGTTTCATTGCTTCATACATTAAAGCATCTTGATCTTTTTCAGATAATGTAATTACTGATTCTTTTTTTACAGGAACTTCAATAAGTATTCTTCTTCCTCTTAATGTTTTAAATGGTGTCATATTTATAGTTTTAATAATTTAACAACAGACATTTGAGCATTTAGTATTTCTCCTACTGCATGATCAAATAATAAACTTTTAACTGGGGATTGTGTTG